TGCCGCCGCGAGGGACGCCGCGAGGGACGCCGCGAGGGACGCCGCGAGGGACGCCGCGAGTGCCGCCGCGAGGGCCGCCGCGTGGGCCGCCGCGTGGGACGCCGCGAGGGACGCCGCGAGGGCCGCCGCGTGGGACGCCGCGCTCCAGAAATTCAACGACGAACTAGAGGCGATGATCCGCGAGGCGGCCGGCAACCCTGACGATGGCGCGTGGGTCGCAGAGCAGAAGCTGGCGGGGGTCATCTGATGGCCGACGGCACGATCCCCACATCCTGCCTCGGCAAGGAAGCCTATGCCACGGTCGACCTCGCCCGGAAGGTGCTGAAGCGCCGCCGGTACGCGGTGAAGGGCCGCAAGGGCAAGGGCGGCAGCCTCGCCGCCTACCGCTGCCACCACTGCGGCAACTGCCACATCGGCAACGCGCCGCGGACGGTGAATGTCAAGGGCTCCCGCCAGCTCGTCCGCGAATTGCGGAGGATCGACTGATGGCCCGGCAGGAGTTCAAGTCATCCGTCTGCGATGACGCATGGAAGCGCGCCGCCGGCATCTGCGAATGCCATCGCCTCGCCGAGTACGGCATCCCCGGCTTCAAGGCCGAGGGCTGCGGTCAGGCACTCGGGCCGGTCGGCAACATCTACTACGAGCACATCATCGCGGATCGTGCCGGGGGACGCCCCACGCTCGACAACTGCGCCGTCCTCACCCGCGCGTGCTGGAAGATGAAGACGGTCCTCGACCAGGGCGCCGCGCAGAAGACGCGCGACCTGGAGCGCATGGCCCGCGGCGTCCGCACGAAGGAACGCCGTGGCCGTCCTTTCCCGAAGCCCATCGACCCTTGGAGATACGCCCGATGAACGCCCAGACCCCCGCCGTAGTGATCGAGCACGAGCCTAGCCGCGAGGTGACGCCGCTCACCTTGCTCGACCGGGCACTGACCGCCGGCGCCGACCCTGCCACCCTCCGGGAGTTCATGCAGCTCCAGAGGGAGTTCCGGCGCGACCAGGCGAAGATGGCATTCGACAACGCCATTGCCGCCGCCAAGGCCGAGATCCCGGTCATCATCAAGAACCGCGTGGTCGACTTCACTTCGACCAAGGGGCGGACGCACTACGCTCACGAAGACCTCGCCGGCATCGCCCGGACGGTCGACCCGATCCTGAGCCGTCACGGCCTTTCCTACCGATTCCGCACGAGCGCCGAGATCAACCAGCCGGTCACGGTGACGTGCGTCCTGTCCCATCGCGACGGGCACTCGGAAGAGAACACCCTGCCGGGCGCCCGCGACGACAGCGGCAACAAGAACAGCCTTCAGCAGATCGGCAGCACGCTCACCTATCTCCAGCGCTACACGCTCAAGGCGGCGCTGGGGCTGGCGGCATCGGCCGATGACGACGGGCGGGCCGGCGGCGACGACATGGGCGCGATCAACGCCGAACAGGTCGCCGAGCTTCGCAGCCTCATTGTCCGCGCGGCGCCGGACCTTCCCAAGTTCCTCGACAACTTCGGGGTGGATGACCTCGCCGATCTGCCGGTGCTCCGCCTCAGCGAGGCGAAGATGATCCTCAACATGAAGATCAAGGCCGACGAGAAGAAGGCCCGCGCCAAGGAGGAAACGGCATGATCCCCCACGGGACCGACGAATGGGCCGCGGCGCGCCTGGGCAAGGTCACGGCATCGCGCATCGCCGACCTGACGGCGCGCACCAAGACGGGCTGGGGCGCGTCGCGGGACAACTACATGGCGGACCTCATCGCCGAGCGCCTGACCGGCGTCGCAGTCGAGGGCTTCAAGAGCCAGGCCATGCAGTGGGGCACCGACACCGAGCGCCAGGCGCGGCTCTTCTATGAACTGATCGAGGGGTCGACGGTCGGCGAGGGCGGCTATCTCGACCACCCGACGATATCGATGGCCGGCGCCTCGCCCGATGGTTTCGTGGGCGAAGACGGGCTTGTCGAGATCAAGTGCCCGATAACCAAGACGCACATCGAGACGCTTCGCGGCGGGCGAGTGAACGGATCCTACGTCAAGCAGATGCAGTGGCAGATGGCGTGCACCGGCCGGGCATGGTGCGACTTCATTTCTTTCGATCCCCGGATGCCGGAGGATCTTCGAATGTTCGTGCAACGGGTGCAGCGCGACGGCGCCGTGATCGCCGAGATCGAAGCGGCCGTGGTCGACTTCCTCGCCGAACTCGAGGAAGCGCTGGCCGACCTCCAGTCCCGGAGGCTGGCCGCATGAGCCGGGCAACCGTGGTGCTCACCGGCACGGCCGCGCGTGATCGCGTCTGCCGGTGGGCGAGGTCGGCGCCTTCGGGAACGCGCGTCGAGTTCAAGGAGGTCAAGCGGTCCCTGCCGCAAAACGACCGCATGTGGGCGATGCTCACCGACGTGTCGAAGCAGGCCGAGCACATGGGCCGGCGCTACACGCCCGACGAATGGAAGGTGCTGTTCCTCCATGCGCTGGGGCGCGAGATGGCGTTCCTGCCGGCGCTCGACGGAACCACCTTCGTCCCCTACGGGCAGCACTCTTCCGACCTCAGCAAGAGCGAGATGACGGCGCTGATCGAACTGATCTTCGCATGGGGCGCCGAGCACGGCGTCGTGTTCCACGACCGGGCCGACGTGCCCCAGCAGGATGCGGCGTGATGAAGCTGACGAAGGCGCAGGCCGAAGCCCTTAAGGCGCTGGTGAAGCACCCCTTCGGGACCGTGAGCATCACCATGTGGGGTGGCAGACCGCATGCCGGCATGCCGGCCGGCATCCGGTCGATGGCAACGCTACAAGCCCTCGCCCGTCGAGGCTACGCCACGATGCGGTATGCAGCCCTCAACGAGCATTGGTCGATACTCCCCGCCGGCCGTGCCGCCCTCAAGGAGATGGAGAAGAGCGATGACTGACCCAGTAGCAGAACGGGACGCGGGGGCTATGGCTGCGGCCGATGCGCTGATGGACACCTGCATCCCCTTCTTCGGGGATTGGCGGCTGTACCCGAAGGCCCGCGCTCTACGCGACGCCATCTACGCCGCTCTCCTCTCGGAACGCCACCGGGCCGAGGAGGCTATGAGGGAGCGGGCGGCGGCAGAGGCAAAGACACTGGCGGAGAGGCTGCGGCAAATCAGTGGCGACCGTGTTGCATTTGTAAGCGAGTTCAAGAACGCGCTCATTTGGGCCGCCGACTTCCTCGACCGCCTCTCCGCCCCTGTCGAGGGGGTGGGGCTGACGCGGTACGGGTGGGTTCGCGACGACGAGGCTGATGGCGGCCGGGATGTACGCCCCACGCCAGACGGCCAGTGGGTCCGCTTCGAGGACGTCGCCACGGCCCTCGCTGCCAAGGAGGCGGAGCGGGCTCGCTGTTGCCAAGGATGGGGCGAGGCAGAACTACAGACCGAAAAGTTGGAGACCGAGCGGGACGCCCTCAAGGCGGCGCTGGTCATGGATGCCGCGCATCCTGCCCGAGAGAAGATCGTAGGAGCAATCCGGGCGTTTACATCTGCCACCGTATCTGAGGCCAACGATGCGACGCTTGCGATACTTCGCATCATCAGCAACTCCCTACCGGCCCCCATTCAGCCGAGGTGCCAGCATTGTAACGACACCGGCCTCGTAGCCCTCAACGCTACCACCGGCATCTACGCGCGACCCGGCCCGGTTCCTTGCGACGCGCGAGGGTACGCCGAGGCCCCATGCTGGGAGTGCAACACCTACCCAGGGGGCTTCGACGGCCCGACAGGAGCAGACTGATGACCATCAGCAAATTCGAGCGAAATGCCAGCATCTTGGAAATGGCCGTTGAGATCGACCGACGTGGTGCTGTGATCGAACGATTGGAAGCCCGACTGTCCCACATTGACGGCATCTACAAGGGCGCAATCGACAACCTCAACCATCATCAGCGTCAACTTGATGCTGATGGCATCGAAGTCGCGGTATCTCGGCAAGCTCTTTGGGAGGTTTTAACCGCCATTTGCGCCGCCCTCTCCCCGGCACAGGGACAGGAGTGATGGCGAAGCGGGCAAATGGCGTTCTTCGGCGGGAGGTACTCGATCTCCACAAGAAAGGGTGGACGACGGACGAGATTGCTGGGGAGTTAGACGTCTCGTATGCCAACGTCGCCAGCACACTGTTCCGTCTCCGGCGCGAGGGGCACCCAGTTGATAAGATGTCTCGATCATGGATCGCTTTGTCCGTGGACGAGCGCGAGCAGTTGAATCAATACGCGGCCAGCTACGATATCCCGCCAAGCAAACTGGCGCGCGCAATCATAACCCACGCTCTTGATGAAGGGCTGGTCGCAGTGATCCTTGGCTGCGATCCCGCCAAGCTATCCACGACGACACCCCCGGAGGCACCATGAGCATCGATGACGCACGCATCGATACTGCCCAAGTCGCTGTTGGCGAGTGGATGCGGGCGCTGGGAGCGGGACCGATCGTCGCCTCTTCCATCGCCATCGGTATCGCCGCGCTGGCCCGCGAGATCGCCCGCGACGAGATCGCCAAGCTCTCCGAGGCCCAAGAGGCAGAGCGTCGACGGAGGCTGGAAGACTCCCGACGCGGTCGGCCCGGGAGCGAATTTTTCGTCAACCTCGGCACCAGCGAAGAGGACATGGCGCAACTCAACTGCCCCCACTGCGGCGGATCAGGGCACGTCGGAGACATCGCCCCCACCCCACCCGCAGCGACCTCGGATGGAGGGGATGCGCTGACGTTCGGCTACACGAATTGGCGAGGCGAGTATTCCATTCGCCGGGCACGGCCGATCCGGGTCTACTTCGGCAACAGCGACTGGCACGAAGGCTTCCAGTGGTTCCTCCGCGCGTTCGACATCGACAAGAACGGCGAACGTGACTTTGCTCTGTGCGCCGTCGTGCCGGAGCCCACGACGAAGCGCATCGCCGACCTGGAACAGCGCCTCGCCGAGACGGAACTCACCCTTGAGACAGTGACCCTGTCCGCGCGGCAGCAAGAAGCGTCGCCAGACCTCAGGCAGTTTTCAACGCAACTGGCGGAAGCCGAGCGCCAGCGCGACGAGGCCACCGCCCTGGTGGAGAGATTGGGGAAGGGGCTGAAGGACTGCATCGAGGACTACGAGGACGCTGCGAACTACAAGGACGAGTACCTCCGCAATAAGCACGGCGACGCGGAGAACATTGCGAAGTACCGCGCCCTCCTCTCCGAGCCACAGGCCAGTGAGGGACGGGTTTAACAGAATCGGTTCACCCGCCGTTTCCCGCCGCGTACTGCATCGCCCTCGCGATGACCTTCGCGACCTCCTCGCCCTCGGCTTCCGTCAGGACGCCGGCATGGCGAGCATCGGCTTCCGATTCGCGGGTGTAGATGTAGGCGAGCGGTCGGCCCGACCCGTCCACGACCTTGAGCCCGCCCTGGGTGCGGAGGATGCGGATTGGGGGCGACGGGGTGAAGGCCATGGGGCGGGATGTAGGCTCACGCCGCCAGCACGGCAATGCCAGCGGCCACCACGAGCAGAACGCCGATGAACAGGAGCGCTAGGTCGCCCCTGTCCATGTCAGGCGCCTTCGCTCGGCGCCTCAGCCGGGGCCGGCGCGATGATGACGAAGGTGGATTTCACGCCGACCGTCACCATGGCGTCGATGACCGGGCCGAACGGAAGGCTCCCGGAGCCGACGAGACATCCGCCCTCGTCGAACCCGGCGATGAACGCCTTGTCCGGTTCGGACTGGCTGACCATGACGCCGAGGACGTGCGGGCCTTCCTTGCCGGGGAAGAGAGCGTTCCAGGTGGCAGCGGTTTCCTCTGCCGTGAGAAGGACCGCGGCAATGCGGTCGTTGCGGTCGCGGGAGAACTCGGCGGCGGTGCGGACGCCGTCCTCCCACGTCATGCAGGACTGGGCGGCGGCGGCCGGAAGGGCGAGAAGCAGGCAGCCGAGGACGCCCGCGGCGAAGCGGAGAAGCATGGGGATTCCTTTCGGGTTGGGGATGGTGTAGAAGGGGGCAGGCGCCGGGCGGGATCAGACGTGCCCGCAGGTCCGGTCAGGGTGGAAACCCGGGTTCGAGTCCCGGCGGTACTGAGGACGCTCAGGAGCCGTCGTCCAGCGGATAGGACGCCACTGACCGCCCTACTCAGTGCCCGGTGACGAGCCGGATGATCAGGAGCTTCAGTTCCGTGAGCCAGAAGCCGGCGACGTAGCCCGCCACGCCCCCGACGAAGAGGATGACCGCGAGCCCGCCAAGCGCGCGGGTGCGCAGGGTCGCGAGGCCGTCGACCGTCGGCTCGATCTTGTCGATGATCTGCTCCAGCCGGGCGGTGCGGTCTGCGATGCCGTCGACCTTGCCGGCGAGCTTTTCCCGGTCGGCCTTGGCTTCGGACAGATCGTCCCTCAGCCCGTCGACGCCAGCCGTGAGCCGCCCTAGCCGCTCGTAGACATCGTTCAGGGTCGGCTCGGTGAGCATCGGTCAGCCCTTCTTCGCCTTCACGGCGTCGATCGCCTTCTCGACGGCAACGGCCGCGCCCATCTTCGACGCGGCTTCGAGGCCCTTCACCGTGACCTTCGCCCGGTTGTCGAGCCAGAACCACAGGTAGTTGAGGAGCAGGCCGACGATGCCGAGATAGACTGGCGTCCACTCGCCGGCGAAGGCGCCGTAGCCGACGACGATGCCCATGGCAGTGTCGGTGAGCTTGCGGATGTTCTGGCGGTTCAGTTCCCAGAATGTCTGGAGCATTGCGGTGTCCTTTCGGTGAGGGGGTTCTTTGCGTTTTCTGCAAAGAACTCAGGCGGAGCGGCCCGAGAGCCAGAGGAAGAACCGGGCGAGCCAGCCGGGGGCGGCAACCTGTGCATTTTCTGCACGGGTTGGACCGGGATCGTCGGGCTGGGGCGGGTGGCGCGGCGGCGGGGTCGAAGCCGGGATTCCGGTTTCGGGCCGGACGGCGGCCACCAGCGCCTTGTGGAAGGCCTCGGCATAGCCGGCGATCAGCAGCGCCTTGTCCGTCCCGTTGATGATCCGGCGGGCGTTGAGGAAATCCGTCTCGGCGGCGTTGATGTAGTCGCCCAGCTCCTTGCCGGTGAACCAGCCCTCGCTCATGCCGACGAACATGATCGCGGCGGCGAGGGTCGGCTCAAGCGCCCGGGCCGGATCGTTGACCAGGTCGACGCCGAGTTTGCCACTCGCGAGCGTGTAGTTCCGCCGGCCGGTCAGTTGGACGTAGCCCCTGCCCCGGAACTTGTAGCCGTCGCCGGCCACGGTGTTGCCTAGATCCTTGCGGCCCTCGTAGCGGTTGAAGTAGGTCCGCGAGCCGTACTCGGTGATCGGCTGCATCCGGTGCGCCGTCTCGTGGTAGGCGGTGGCGAGCATGTAGGCGAGGTGCCGCACGTCGGGCAGCTTGCGATGCTCCCACTCGGCGAGGATGGCGCCCATGCCGGCCACCTGTTCTTCAGTCAGGAAGCCGGGGAACGGGCTCGCGCGCACGGCGTCGTAGAACGACTTGCGGTCGATCATGTCAGTCTCCGGTGTGGAAGGATCAGGGGGAGCGTGCTAGGATGCGGCGATGCACATCCCGCTCAGGCTTCGGGTCGCCGCCATTGTCGTTGGCGCCGCGTTCTACAATCTTGCGCCGCTCGACTGGTCAGCGCTGCTGGTTGTCGGCTTGTGCGGGGCCGCTGCCGCCAAGACCGCCATCCCCCACAACACCCGCAGGAGCAGCCCGCCCGCTTTCGAGCAACGGCGTGACGGCCCTCGTCAGCCACGTATGGGCTTTGCGGAGGGCTTTCAGCCCACCGGGATTGCTTCTTATCCTCTGGAACGCTTGGCTGATGACTTGCGGATTATTCGAGGCGAGCATGTCCGCTAGTTCGCGTGCCATCTGCTGATCGGCACGGCTCAAGCCAGCGCGCACGCCACGGGACAGGCCCACGGTCAGGGCAGCCGTTATCAGCGAAGTCGGGCTCATGATGTCGCCCCCGCTGATGGCCGCGCCCGCTGCCCCGCCGAGAAGGCCCTGAGCGATAAGCTGCTGTGCCGTGGTGGAGTTGCCGGTGACGGCCCGGTGCCCCATGTCCATAATCGATTCAAGGCGGAGCATGGATTCCATCGCATCCGCCGCCTGTGGTCCAAGCGCGATCTGGAACCTCTCCCGCGCAGCCGGACTCTGGTAAATCCGATTGATGAGCGTATGGCGGTCGGGCAAGTTCCGCAGATCGTCGATGATCTGCGTCGCGTAGCCCTCGGCGAATAGTTGACGCTCGGCCCCAGACATGCGCGCGATGGCTTCCCGCGATCCCGCATTGTCGCCCGCGCGGTGGACAAAGTTTCGGCCAGCCTCCAATGCGTCGTCAGCGCCGAAGAACGAAGCCGCAGTCTGTCGCGCCTGCCGATAGGATGGAACGGCCCTGTCGAGATACCCCACAAGTTGGTTCTTGAGGCGCGTCAGTTGCGACGCGGCCTCGCGATCCCCTGCCCTCTGCCGCGTGCCGATCTGGCCGTCCAAGGCCCTTTTGACGTGGTCCCAAAACTCAAGCGTGGGCTGAACGTCGGGGATGGGGTTGATCGTGCCGTCGGCGTTGGTCTGGAACGGGTTGCGCGGGGGACGAGCACCACGAATGGCGGCCTCGTTGGCGCCAATGCGCGTGGCGTCGCGGATGGCCGCTTGCATGTCGGGGGAGACGGTCAATTGCTGGAACCCCTCGTTCCATATCCCGCGTGATCCGTCTCGATAGGCCTGTTCGTAGTTGCGCCTGTTTGCGGCCTGCGCCTCCGCCTGCAACTGAACCCGACGCTGCGGGGCATTTACGCCCGGCGCATTGCGCGTGATCGTGTCGATGGCCCGGTCGGCTTGCGTCGTGCGCCGCTGGTCAACCATCTGGACAAGTCGATCGCGCCCCTGGGGCGAGAGGTTCGCCGCCGTCCGCCCAAGCGTCCTTGTGGACTCGCCAACGTCAAGCGTGGTCAGAGGGGCACCGGCCGCCCGCGACGCCTCGACCCCCGCAAGGACCTCGCCGGTCCCCACGCCGGCATTCGCCGCGTCGTCCGCGATAGCCTGACGGAGGACTGTGCCGGCCCGCTGACGGGGCGCTATGGCATTCGCGATTGAAGCAGCGGGCCGCCCGACGGCCTGTTGGCCGATCCACTTGGCACCGCCTGTGAGTGCCGGCAAGAGAGCGCCGACGGCACCGCCAGTCAATGCCATGTCGAGGGCGCCAAGAGCGCGGTCAACCGCGCCGTCCTCCCCTGAGCCAAACCCGTATGCTGCCCCATAGGCCGCGCCCGTAGCGGCATTGTTGGCTACCGTCGCGCCGCCACGAGCCGCCGCGTTTGCAATGCGCGTGCCCACAGGCGCCAGCCTCGAGGCCGCCGCAGGCGCCCTGACAACGTTCATAGAGCCGGTAAGCGGCAGCGTCGCCACCGCCCCGGCGACCTGCCCACCGAACCGGGCCGCCGGGTTCACGGCAGCATCACGTTCGTCCACGGCCCTCTGATATTCGAGGTTGGCAGCATAGTCCCCCTGTTTGCCGCCGACGCCGGTCGCTGCGCCCATCCCGGCCGCGAATTCGTCCGCCAGACCGAAGGTTGCCGAGTCCGCCGCGCCGCGGACAGCCGCGTCCATCCCTTGCACATCGCGTCGCATCCGAGCGCCGGGAAGGCCGATGGCATTCGCCGCGTCGTAGAGCCGATTTCCGATGTTCTCGGCGAAACTCGGGTCGTGCTGGCTCAGTTCTCCGGTCGGGACAGCGGCATTGGCCGGAGACACACCACCAACAGGCGGACGGTACCCGCTCGCGATCCGTTCTTCCAGCGCCATGCCGAGGTCGGGGCGATCGGCCGCCATATTCTGAGGCGCACCAGAGTCGAATGCATCCGAGAACCGTGGGCTTGTCTGTGGCTGGCCATGGCCACCGTGCGCAGCGAACAGCTCGTCCACCGCCGCAGCGGCTTCGGCATCGCTTGCAGCCTCGAACTGGTAGTCGCCGCCGTCCGGACCCTTGACCCTGTATTGCGCCATCTGGGACTACCTCGCCGCATAGAAGCGAATGCCGTTGCTGGCGACCCACGGAGGGCCGCCGGGCACGGCGATGGGACGGAACACGCCGTCGGCCATGTCCATCTGAGCCGCGTTGCGCGGATCCATGGGCTGCTGGCCGGTCGGCAGCGGAAGGCGAGCGTTCTGCTGCAACGCGCGTTCTTGCGCCGTCACGGGGCGGATGAGGCCGGTGTTGTCCATGCCGGGCTCAAGGGCCGCCTGTGGCTGCCCGCCGGCCGCATTGGCGCGGTACGCTTCCTCGAAACGCCGGGTGGCTTCGTCAAGCACGGGTCCGGGCTGCACGCCGGATTGGAGCGCGCGGGAGCGGAAGTTGGAGACGGCGCGGCCGATGTCCGCTGCCCCGCTGTCCGGCTGCGGGATGCCGGCACCCTGCCGCAAGGCGCGCTCATAGCGCTGCACCGCCGCTTCTAGGTCCGGGCCTTCGGGGAGGCCATTGGCGATGTTGCGCTGGCGGTAGTCGGCCACCGATGCCTGAACGTCGGCCTCGGTGTTCATGCCGCCCTGACGGCGAGGCTGGGGCGCTGGCTGGGACTGCGGCGCCTGTGCAGCGGCCTGAGGACGCATCCGGGGATTGGGCACGTTCGTCCCGCGTTCGGGCCGGGGGCGCGGCGTCGGCATGGCGACCTCGCGCGAGGGGCGCATACGCGGCTGCGGGACGTTCGCCTGACGGGGCTCGCCGCCGGGCACCACAAGCCGCTGGCCCTCGTTGATCTGGTCGGGGTTGCGGATGCCGTTCGCTCGGGCGAGTTCCTGAACCGACACGCTGTACTGGCGGGCGATCTTGGTCAGGTTGTCGCCGCGGTGCACGACGTACTCGCCGCCCGTCGGGGCCGGGGCCTGCAACGTGTCGCGCTGCGGCCTGGAGCGGGGCGTGGGCGGCTGCGGGCGCCGGTCGGCCGACGGGTCAAGCACGGCGTCGAACGGCGCCTGTGCCTCGGGGGCCGGCGCGTAGGCCATCTGTGTGCGGTCGGGGCGCATCCGGGGGGCCGGCGGCATGTTGCCGCCCGCAAGGCGGTCATTGCCCCTCGCGTCTGCAACCATCGTCGCGGGCGGCGCTGCCGTGGTCCCGGGGCGAAGACCCGCCCATCGCGTCGAGCCCGCGCCCATGCGATCGACCCGGCGCTGCTGCCCTTCGGTCAGGCCATCCTCGAAAGAGCCGCCGGCCATGCCGAGGCCGGAGTTCACGTCGAAGTGCATCGTATCGGTCGCGCCATACTTGCCCTTGCCGCCGCCGAAGTAGCCGCCCCACCGGAAGCTGTCGGCAAGGTCAGGGTAGTCTCGCCTGGCGATCTCGTAGGCGCGCTTGGCGAACGTCTCGTACTGCGGGAACGTGTCGGCGCTCTGGTAGTTCGGAAGCGCCTCGCCGCTGTAGGGGTCGACAAGGGCGATATCGACAGCGTTGCCCCTGCCGTGCTGGCGCTTGTCGCCGGGGCGCATTCCCGAGAAGAGCTGCACGTTGTAGGGCTGTCCCTCGGACGCCTTCTGAATGATATCGGTCAGAGCGTGGTCGACGTTGCCGATACCGCGTGCCGCGGCGTTGCCGGCGATCTCGAAGCGCGAGCCGCCGCCACCCCATGCTTGGATTTCACGGGCGGCGCGTGTGCCCTCTGCCGGCTGCGGCTTTCGGGCCGATGCGGCAAGCGCCTGGCTCGTCGTCTTGGGCTGGGCCGGGTTCGCCGCGTTCAGCCGGTCAGCATAGGTCGGCGCACTGCTCGCAGCCGTGGCAGTCGGCGCCATGCCAGTGCTCGACGATCCACCCGACAGGGGATTGTACGACACGGCATTCAGTTGCGCCGCGTAGTTGCCCCCGCCATAGGCGGCGGAAGGCCCCATCGTCGGGTCCTGATCTTCGCTCGACCACGCCATGCTACGGGCTCACTTTCTGGAACGTGACGCCGCCGGGCGTGGTGAGGGGGATGCCCTGCGACTGTGCGGCGGGCTGGCCGGCTGTCGCCCGCTGACGGGCGATGTCCAGCATCTGAGCGGCCTCGCGGCGGTAGTCCATGAGCGCCTGGAGATAGTCCGCATCGCTCATGGTCTGGGTGGTCAGGCGCGTCCATGCCTCCTTGGCCGCCTGTCCCTCTTGCTCGGTGATGGCGCCGGCGCCGCGAAGCGCGTCATAGGCCTGGAGGAAGCTCTTGCCGATGACCTGGTTGATCTTCGCCTGGGTGGCCGCCATGCCGCCGGGGTCGGTGGACATCCAGGTCGGGACAAGGCCGCCGACCGGGTCGGTGAGGTATGGCAAGTTCGGGTCGTTGATTACGTCGTCGATGCTGCCGAGCAGAACGCCGGTCTGGTACTCGATCATGGGGAGCGCGTTCTGAGCGGTAGCGCCGCCGGTCCCGATGCCTTCCGCCCGCTTCCGGCCGGCATTGTCGATGGGGATCGAGTCGATGCCCGGAACCGACTGGCCGTACTTGTCGGTCGGGATGTATTCCGTGCCCGTGTCGCGCCACGACACGTCGGGGAGAAACCGATCGCCAGCGCCTGGCTCAAAGGGCTGCCGCGTGCCATCCTTGCGGATCAGGTCGTATCCGAAACTTCCGTCGGCGCGCTGCACGGGAACCTTGGTCCCATACACCTCAGACGGCCCCGCCACCGCAGCCGCCTTGTCGGCCTCGAATTTCTGCAATTCGAGCGCGTAGTTGCGGTCGGCATTGGACTGGGCGCGCGCTTGCTCGCTCTGCCACTGCTCATCCCCGATCTTGTCGCGCTTGGCGCCATAGTACGCCTCGCCGACGCCGGAGATCATGCCGTAGAGCTCGCCGGCATAGTTCTTCCCGCTCAGGTCGGGGAGGTTGACGGGCGGTAGATATGCCATCAGCGGACCCTCGGGGCGCTTGAGAACGAGGCCATCATCATGTCGATGATCGCGCGCTGCTCGTCGGTGACGGGCGCGTTATCGGCCAACGTGAGGCCGAAGCCGCCGCCGCCGTTGTCGCCGGGCTGCTGCCCCGCATACGGCAGAGAGGTCGCATACGGCCCCATGAGGGCGGTTGCAGTGCCTATGCCGAGCGTCGAGGACGCCGTGCCCGTGTCGGCGCCGGGGAGCGAGCGATTGAGGCGCGAAGCGTAGTCCTGCATATCGTCATGTCCTCTTAGAAACGTCCGCCTGTGGAGTAGAAAGGCTGACCCGCGCCAGCGATAGGAACGCCACTCGCCGCGAGCATGTCTGGGCTCGATGCGCTAGCTGGGTCGAACTTTGCTGAAACCGACCGAATGTTCTCAGGCTTGAGGACGGCGATCTGATCAAGAGGAGGCTTGCCCGGCTCCTCGACTACCGACATGAATCGGACGGTATCGTAGCCATCCTCACGAGCGCGCTCGATAATCTCAGAGAACCGCGATGGGTTATATTCCATAGGCTCTACAACAAGCTGTCTGCCCGTCTTGGTGTAAACTGGGTAGACTTGGGCACCCGCGATTTTGCCCGGTCCTCTCTGTCCTTCGGTCGCGTGGAAAGCGAAACGTGACGCTTCGTCTGGCGACGGCGAGAAGAACACAGCGTTCTCCCCATCGATACCGGCCATGCGCTCGGGGGGGTCGGTGCGAAACGCGCGGAAAGACTTCCCGCCCCCATGGTAGAGCGGTTCGGTCGTGTTGAACCCCATACTTTCCGCTCGCGCCAGGCGGGATGCCCTGTCCATGGACAGCCCCGCGCGCAACCCGCCGCCGGGGATCGCGCCGGCTCCAACCGAGATCATCCCCGCAACGTCCTTTGCGAACGGGATCATCACGGACGGGTCGATCGTCCCCGCCTGCGGGTCGTAGCCGATGGCCTGCGGGTTGTTACCTCCCCACGGCATCGCCTCATTCGCCTGCATGGCGAGGTCGCCTATGCCGCCGATGATGCCGCTCGCAATCGCCACCGGGGGCGCATCGGGCAACGCCCGCGTCATCCGGTCCCAGTACGATTCCTCGTAGGACGGGAGCGGGTTTTCGGCGTTCACCAGTTCAGGGGGGTACATGGACGCGAATGTCAGGCGTTCGGCATACGTCGGGACGGGCGATGCGGCGGGTGCTGCCATCATCAACTCAGCCGCGTAATTCCGGTCGGCCACGACGCATCACCCCGCGCCGAGCAGTTTGGCGCCCGTGCTGATGCCGCCGGTCACGGCGCCGACGATGTTGGCCCCGGTGCCGTCCTTGCCGGCAAGGTAGTCCGCCTCGACGCCAGCCCGGCCAAGGCGCGTCGCATAGGCGAGGTCGGCCTTTCGCTCGCCAAGGCCCATCTTCACGTCGCCGAGGCCCGTCCGCACCGCCGCCTGTTGCGTGGCCGCGTTGGTCGCGATGCCGCCCATCTGGCCTGCCACGCCCGCGCCGAACTGCTGCTGGCCGTTCAGCCGGTCGAGCCAGCCCCCGTATTCCTGGTTGGCGACGCCCTGCGAGTAGTTGATCGTGTCGATGCTGTTGTTGCCCGAGGCGAGCATCCCGCGAGAGGCCGCGCGCCGGTCGAGCGCATCGAGGCCCTGATTGACTTGGAAGTCATATCCCGGAGAGACCTGAAAGGCGCCGACCGCACGGGCATTGCCGTCGGCCCCGTTGAGGCCAAGGGCGTCGGAATACATGCCCGCCGCTGGGGCGGCAGCGTCAGCGTAGGGCTGTAGATAGCCGGTCGCCGTATCCGCGCCCGTGGCGATGCTGTCCATCGCCTTGGCGTAGTCGGTCTTGAGGCCCTTGAAGCCCTTGTTGAGCTGCTTCGTGGCCTGCTTGAAGCCCTTCTTGTAGCCCTTGTCGACGGTGTTCGCCGCCTGCTTTTCGTTGCTGTCGGAGAAGAGATCGCCGAGTGCCATGGCCTTCAGTCCTTCTGCAATTTCCGTGCGGCGATGGTTTCCGCTTCGACCTTGCCGATGCGGGCTTCCAAGGCGGCAATCTTCGCGTCTCGGGGGTCTGGTTCGGGGGGCGGAGGGTTGGCCCGGCGCTCGTAGACTTCGGCGAAGGTCACGCCCTCGCGCACCCATGTCGGCGCCCCGACTGGCTCGCCATCGACGAACCGCCAGAATTGCCGCGACCCTTCGGGGTGCTCCCGGTATTCGTCGGGCGTCCCCTCGAAAGCGTTCATAGGATGCGGTATCCAAAGATGCCTGTGATCGCGATGGCGGTCGTGACCGGGGACGTGTAACGGAGGGAAGCGCGGTCGTTGGTGGCGTCGCCCTCGATGTCGACCGTCTGCCAAACGCCGGCTGTAGTACCGACGCCGGAGAGTTGACGGGAAGAGGTCAGGGCCGACGCGATCGGCAAGCTCAGGGCAAACACGGTGGTGGTCGCCGCTGCCAGGGTGGCATCCACGGCGGCATAGAACGAAACGAACACGCTGCTGCCGACCCGGATGTAATTCGCCTCGGCGGGAGTGACGCTGTCGACATTCGTGACGCCCGTCCCCGTCGGCGTGTAGTTGGCCCCGGCAAGCGTGAGGGTGGTCAGCATCGCCGCGATTTCAGCGGCCGACGGATCGACCGGGAACTTGCTGCGGTTGAGGTCCGTCAGGAACGAGTACCAGTCGCGCGCCATCGCTAGCGCCCCGGTGATCGGAACGCCTGCATTCGGGACGTTGACCATCAGGACTTCCGCGCCTCGACTTCCATCGAACCG